TCGAATCCAGCCGGGAATGTTTATGTTTGTTTGTACAGATTGAACATGTACATTTGTTCTGGATCTGTTATGTCGGATTCCGGAGAAGATTTCCCTTCTTTCGAAAGAAACTCTGTTTTATCTAAAATCATTACTTGTTCACCGGTCTTTGAATTCTCATAAAGATCAATTACTCGGAATTTATCTTCTCCGTACTCTAAAATAGAATTAATAGATATTCCTTGTGCTATGAACGAGTTTGTTCCCGTTGGCACTTGATTGACTATTCTGAACTGATTCACAGGAAGAGGCAATACAATTTCATTATCGGGGGGAGCATCGTTCAGTGTAAAAACTGGAGTCTTTGTGAATTTTTCAGGATACATTATCGATTTGCTGGAATCGTAATTAATTAAACTTACTCCTTGCATGTATACGATATTGTTTTGTATCCATAAAAAGGTGTAAGTTCCATCCAAACTACAGTTATTGTAGTCGTAACCAGAATTTGTTATTTTCAAACTCTGATTGTTTACTCCAAGTTTGCCAAAAAAATCAGAAACAAGATCAGATCTTTTTTGATCTGTTATGCTGTTAGTTGAATTGAAATCAAAAAATAGCGATGGTGGATTGTTGGAAAGATCTCGATTATAAACTTTAGGAGTTATATTCAGACCGGTGTCTTCTGATGAAGTTATGCGTTGTTTTGCTGTATCTGATTGCAATCCTATAAAATTTAAATTTTTTACAAAAACGGAATTTACGGATCCCGAAAAAGAATTCTTCTTTGAAGAAGCATGATAGTGATTCGGAGTTCTAATCATTTTGGATCAAATCAAGATGCTATATACATCAATTTTTGAGCACTCGGATTAATCGAAGCATAACACCACAAACTTTGAAGATTGTCTATTTGCAAAAACAAAGATTCTCCTGGTTCCAACGGATAGGCAGAAGTTGGATTTTGTTGTATGGTAGAGTTTCCTATGAAAATAGTAGATTTGTTCGTGATCGGAGATTTAACAGTAATACCGGATTTAAGTAAAACGTTCCCACCGAGTGGTTGTGCAGAACTGGTCATTACCTTGGCCCCGTTTTGTATTGATCGTGGAACTGCAAACTCTAAAACTTTAACATTAAATGTATTCGAAGACATTTTATCACTGATTGTGGATATTATGTCTGTGTTTGTTTTAATTTTAACAAATTGCGACTCAAACGATCCAGTAGTTCCCGAAATATCGACTTTAATCGGGATGCTTGTGCTTGCTCGAACTGGAACAGAAGCAGAATCATCATAGAATTTAAAATACACGGGCCCTTCTGATGTAGAACCTCCTTGAACACGAAGCGAAGGTCCAGTGCCTGTGGTTACTCCGACAATGGGATTCACAGAAAATGAAAAACTTATTCCGGCATCTGCAACACTAACTTTCAACGGATTTCCAGAAACTCCGATGGGGGCCAAATTTGAATCAAATAAAACACTGGGTATATACGTTTCTCCTCCGGATCCCCAAACAGTTACACTGTCTTTCGTTTTGGAAACAACGGATGCGTTTGTGATTCCCACCACGAAGGCACTTATCGAATCAGTATTTAAAGATAATGCCCTTCCTCCTGTTACTGTGACTGTATTTCCGACAGAAACAGATAGTGCAGTTGCTCCCGAGATTCCGTAAACACCAAAAGAAGAATTTGATATTTGGATTCCTGAACCAAAGGTGACAGATACCGGCCAACCACTCGATGATCCTTGTATGGTAGCAAAAAGCTCTCCAACGGTTATTCCTACCGGAGTAGATCCAGTGACTCCACGAATCCATAACGCGTTTCCCGCAGTGTTTCCCACTTGAAACACGTCTATTCCTCTAACTCCACCCGTGACGGTAACCGAGCCTGGAACCGATGCAGTAACAGTTCCTAACACATTAACAGAAAATGCACCAGTGCCTCCCGTGTTGCCAACAATATCTCGTATGCTTACTGGAAGCGGAAACTCTGTGCTGGCTCGACGAGAAACGTTTTCGTTGCCCCAAACAATCTTGGACAAAGGAAGATGTATGTTTGCGGTTACACCAGAAGTACCGTAATCTGTACCAAGTGTAGCTATTCCGTCGTATGTGGTTACTATAATATTGTTATTTGTATCGGCTGTGGGCATATAGATCCTTTGAAATATATATAAAAGATATTGCATTAATTTTTTTGATGTGTTATACTGTACCAATGAATAAATTCAAAATAAATCCAGAACACATTTCGAAATTAATAGAAAATTATGTAATTTCATCCAATTGTTCGTATATCGAAGCAACCGTGCATGTCATGGAAAACTTGGGAATGGATTACAAAGTTATTGCAAAAATCTTACCCAAACCAATAATAGAAAAAATAAAAGAGGAAGGACGCGAATCCAATCTCCTTCCCAAAACAAAAAATAAATTACCGTTTTGAGTGCTTGACAAACGGTAAAATTGAGGTATACTAAATACCTGAGAGAACACAGGGAGTTCCTGTGAAACATACTTGGCCGAAGTAGATCTTCGGGTTTAACGAAAGGAAAAACATGAGTTTCAATGATTTGAAGAAAAAGTCCAAAGTAACGAATCTGGATGATTTGATTCGTAAGATGGAAGATCAGACAAAAAAAGAGTCGTACAAAGACGACCGTTTCTGGAGACCAGAAATAGACAAGTCAGGAAACGGCTTTGCTGTTATTCGATTCCTTCCAGAAGTCACAGGAGAAGACTTGCCCTGGGTGAAGTATTACACTCATGCGTTTAACGGCCCAGGCGGATGGTATATTGAGAACTGTTTAACAAGCCTGGGTCAAAAAGATCCAGTAAGCGAATTGAATACTCAGTTATGGAATTCTGGAATCGAAAGCGATAAGAATATTGCACGCGAGAGAAAGCGTAAAGTTAATTATGTAAGCAATATTTACATTGTGTCTGATCCAGCAAATCCACAAAACGAAGGAAAGGTATTCTTGTTTCGATACGGATCAAAGATTTTCGAAAAGTTGCAGGAAGTAATGAAACCAGAATTCAAAGACGAAGAGGCAATCAATCCGTTCGATTTTTGGAAGGGTGCTAACTTCCGATTAAAGATCCGAAAGGTGGCAGGATATACGAATTACGACAAGTCTGAGTTTGATTCTTCTTCGCCACTTCTGGGCGGTGAAGATTCAAAACTGGAACAACTCTGGAAAACGCAAAATCCGTTAAAGGAGTTTGTTGATCCGACAAATTACAAAACATACGATGAACTCAAGGATCGTCTATATGAAGTTCTAGGAGGAGACATTCGGGCATCAGCAAAAACATCAGATACAGTAGAATCTGTTGATTCCGAAGACTTGCACGAAAAACGTTCAACCACAATCAAGAGCAAAAAGATTGCAGCAGAAGAAGATGTATCTGAAACAACAGATGCACTTGATTATTTCAGTAAATTGGCAGACGAATAATATCTAATATAATTAGTAGTAAAATAAGTCTGCTATTTAAGACCTCCCGAGAAGTTCGAGGAGGTTTTTTTATAACTCTCCGTCAAAAATCGGAAAAGATATCGAACCCAGATTGAATAGGACACTATTATTAGGTGTATTCATGACTACGGGTATCGGGGGAGATACACTAGTGTCTATCTCACTGGCGTCTGGTATGAGACTTGAGCGTCGATTATTGGCCATACTGGGTATTCTATGACCAGGATGGTGTGGAACTATTTGTTCTGGTCCTCGCTCTCCCACCATGGCTAAAGTCGGAGAAGTTATTGGTCTATCGGTTCCTCTCTCATATGCCGGAATTAACATAGTTCCCCTCTCTGTTAATTTAGACAAGACGGTTTTAGGTTTATTTTGCAGCAATTTAAATATACTTACTTTTTGTTTCTGGTTTGGAACAAAATAGTCTTGATTATTAATTCTTATTTTACTCATATTAGAAGGAGAAACCTTTACAGTGTCACTTTTTGATATTATAGGAGACTCCACTGACGGCAACGAACTGTATTGGCCGTTG